AGACTCCCGGAGCGATTCGGGGCTGACCCACCGTCCTATGCACAAGGAGTGAGCATGAAGATGACCACCGCTCGTACAACGAACATTCAAAGCAACACTGAAGAGTTTGTTGGACTGCGAATGAGTTTTACAGACGTTGCAGGTACCGCGCAGTACAAAGGAAGCAGAGCAGTTGTAGCATCTTCCCCGATTGTGCGGATGCTCACGGAGCAACTCATAAAATCAGGCATCATGCCGACAGAGTGTACTCATTTTGAGTTAATGATTGACGCGGACAAACCGGTAACGGTCACGTCTACGCGCAATGTCAGTCAGCAAGATATTGAGCGACTGGTTGGAGAACTTGAACAAGAAGCGTAAGGAGATCCGGTGATACCAAAGTTGTTTGATGTATTGGAACGCATCGCCACAGGGATAGAGCGCTTGGTCGCTCTCTCTGAGACGCCCGCCGCGAGCAAACCGGCCCCGAGGCGCAAAGACATAGAAACAGCAGCAACGAGAGGCTAACAGTGACAACCGCAGACGTGATCGACCAGGTAGTAGCGACAACCGTACAGGCACTCTCCGACGGCACGCTGTCTACATTCACGCCAACCGACCAGATTGCCTCAATTCTCGGTCTTGACTCATTCAAGGATGCAACTACAGACATCCCAGCGCAGGGATAGGGGGTTCAATTCCCTCAGAACCGACGAACCGTAGACCGGTCATGGTAGGCGCTGTACACGCCCGCGAAATGCAGCCCAGGGGTATTCCATCAAAATGAAGATTTCCGATCTCATCCAAGACGACCGAAATGCAAACAAGGGCACCGCCCGAGGTCGTAAGGCCGTCGAGAAATCTCTTGAGCAGTTCGGCGCTGGCCGGTCCGTCCTGATTGACCGCGAAGGCCGCATCATTGCAGGAAACAAGACGGCCGAATCGGCGGCAGCGTCCGGGATGCAAGACGTGATTGTCGTAAAAACAGACGGCAGTCAGCTTGTTGCCGTACAGCGTACCGATCTCAGCCTGAATGACCCGAAGGCACGCGGTCTGGCGGTGGCGGACAACCGCACCGCCGAGATTGGCCTTGACTGGGACCCAGCCATCCTCGGAGAGTTATCCGCCGATCTTGACCTGCAGCCGTTCTTCTCGACCCAGGAATTAGCCGGGGTCACCGTTACTGACATTGAGACGCCTGGCGCACCAGGCCCCGAAACGCTAGAGGGGCGATACAAGCAGCAATATGGCGTTATCTGCATCTGCAAAGATGAGGCTGACCAACGAACAGTTTACGAGAAGTTGACCGGCGAGGGTCTCGAATGCCGCGTGGTGGTGACATAGATGGAACTACAGGTACGCAATTCCTGCAAGGACTTCAACTCGTACCGCGCAGCCCGCGTAAAATCTCTCTTCAATGCGGAATCCGGCGCTCAGTTCAATCTTGACGCAAGCCTCGATATTGACGACCCCGACTGGAAGCTCGGCGTAATTGTTGGCCCCTCCGGCTCGGGAAAAACTTCGCTGGGCCGAATGATTCTCGGGCCGGACGCGTTCTACGCCGCCGATGGATGGCCCGCAGACAAACCGATTGTCGACGCCATCGCACCTGACGGCGGTTTTGATGACGTGACAAACGCTCTGGCTACCGTTGGGCTGGGCTCCGTTCCCTGCTGGTTGCGCCCATACTGCGCGTTGTCCAACGGCGAACGGTTCCGTGCCGACCTCGCGCGAATCATCAGCGAGAAGCCCGAGCGGGTAGTAGTAGATGAGTTCTCTAGTGTTGTCGACCGGCAGATTGCTAAGTTCGGCGCGCTGGCATTTCAAAAGGCGTGGAAACGCACCGGCGGCCAATGCGTATTGCTGTCGTGTCATTACGATGTAATCGAGTGGCTAGAACCCGATTGGGTTTATGACACCGCGAAGCAGACCTTCGCTCGGGGGTCGCTTTGGCGACGCCCAAAGTTCGACCTCGAAATATGGCAGACAAATTCAAGTTACTGGCCGCTCTTTAAGCCGCATTACTATTTAGACCTCCCGCTTCCAGTCGCGGCCCAGTATTTTGTAGGCACCGTCGATGGGGAGCCAGTCTGTCACCTGGCGGTGTGCACGAAGTCTCTCCCGCGCGGTCAGTTTGAAGCGCGTGGAACCCGGCTCACGGTTATGCCTGAGTGGCAGGGAGCAGGGGTTGGAATGCGGTTCCTTAACGCCGTCTGCGAGATGTTTCGACGCGGTGAGAACAAGTGGAACAAGCCCCTCACGACCATCTTTCACACCTCACACCCCGGACTTTGCGCTGGGCTTCGGCGCGATCCGAAATGGGCTCAGGTGTCCGCCTCTCTCTACGGCGCTAACAAGGCAAAGTCCACGGCATCGACCGCCGCTTCAGCCATCCGAATGGGTAAAGAGGTTGTCGGTGCTGGCACCGGCTTCGGTGGTCACTTCCGGGCCATTCAAGGATTTCGCTACTACGGCGCTCCGGAGCAAAGGCAAACCTGATGAATATCTTTCTCGCCGGGCAGAAGCAATTCGGCGCGAGCGTCCTCGAGGCCATCGCTAAAAGATACAAGGTGCTCGGCGTGTCCAGCCCGCCGTTCGCCGGTCATCTTTCAACTGACGGGGTGCAGATCTTCGACAGGGTGAGGGCGACCGCTGAGCGGTTAGGAATCCCCTGGCAGCCGCAGGTTCGGGCCGGGTCACTGCCCGCAGGCACGGACATTATTGTTGCCGCCCACAGCCACGATTTCATTGGCCGCAAGACAAGGGACAAGGCGAACTTCGGGGCCATCGGCTACCACCCTTCGCTGCTCCCGCTTCACCGGGGCCGTGATGCGGTTCGTTGGGCGATTCACGGCGGCGACAAGATCGCTGGCGGCTCAGTGTACTGGCTCACCGACAGCATCGACGCGGGGCCGATTGCGGCCCAAGAGCATGTATTTGTTCGCCCAGGCGAAACGGTCGAGACACTTTGGAGAGAGCAGCTTGCACCACTCGGCATTCGCCTTCTCCTGAAGGCCCTGGCCGACATCGACAGCGGTCTCGCAGTAAGAGTTCCGCAAGACGAGCGCTGCGCCACACGGGAGCCATCGTTCGATAGGACTCCGCTCTTCCGCCCTGAGCTGCCGCAGCTTGGCGCTACCAACCTGCGCTATGAGGTGGAACGCCTGGACGGTGACGGGTTAGGAAAATGATGGCAGGACGTAGACCTAAGCCGACGGCATTAAAGAGACTCGAAGGCAACCCCGGCAAACGCGCATTGAATAGAACAGAGCCCACTCCCACCGGTATCCCAAAGTGCCCGCCGCATCTCGACAGAGAGGCGAAGGCGGAATGGAAGCGCATCTCCGCCGATCTTACAACCCTCGGGTTGCTGACTAACGTAGATCGCGCCGCGCTTGCGGCGTATTGTTCCGCATGGTCACGCTGGGTTGCGGCTGAGAAAAGCATTCAGAAGTTCGGCACAGTAATCAAGTCGCCGAAATCCGGCTTCCCGATTCAAAACCCATTCGTGGGCGTTGCGAATACAGCGCTCGACCAGCTTCGCAAGTTCGCGGTTGAGTTTGGACTAACCCCGGCCAGCCGCTCGCGGTTGCACGTGGAGCCATTGACAGGTAAATCGGCTGATCCATTTGAGCAATTTATGGCCGAAATTGGTGCAAATGACGCAGCCGACTCAACAGAAGATGACCAAGCCGGAGAGTTACATTCAGAAAGTTCTGTCCGGTGAACAGATCGTCTCGAAGTGGGTACGCCTGGCCATAGAGCGTCATAGCCGCGATCTTGAGACAGCATCAGAGCGCGGGCTTAGATTCGACGAGGATAAAGGTCTTCGGGTCATCCGGTTTATTGAGAGGTTCATTGTTGGAACCGAAGGTGATTACAAGGGCAAAGCGTTCATCCTTGAGCCGTGGGTCGCCGCATTGCTTTACATCCTATACGGATGGGTTTACTCGGATACAGGACACCGCAGATTTAAGGTTGCTTACGCGGAAATCTCTCGTGGAAACCTGAAGTCGACCCTAGCCTCCGCACTGTGCATTTATGAGCTGATAACTGTGCACGGGGCGAATGTCTACTCCGCATCGACCGACAAAGAAACTGCCAAGGTCGTTTTCGATACAGCCGTGCGGATGGTCGAACTTAGCGAGCACCTATCCGCACGAATCAGGAGTTACCGGAACAACCTTCACATTCTTGCGACAGGTTCAAAGTTCGAGCCATGTTCGGCAGAGGCAAAAACGTTATTTCACGCGTCCCGGCCTTCATTCGTAGTGTTGGACGAGCTTCACTTACACCCGACCGCCGATGTGTTCAACGCCTTCTGGTCGGCACTCGAAAAGCGTCCGGAAGCGTGGCTCCTAGCAATCACCAACTCCGGCTGGGACCGGCACTCCGTTTGCTGGAAGCAGCGCGAGTATAGCACAAAGGTACTTCAAGGAATCATTGATGATGACGCCTGGTTCGCCTGGGTTTGCGGACTAGATGATGAGGACGTAAAAGACCCGGCGGGCTGGGAAGATGAGCGCAACTGGATCAAGGCGAATCCCAGTCTTGGTCACGCGGTCAGCATCGAGGGCCTGCGCCGACAGGCGGTAAAGGCCAAAGAAGATCCATCGGCTCTGAATGAGTTTCTTCGCTTCAAACTCTCGGTCTGGACAGATTCGCATTCGGTCTGGATGCCGATGGAGAAATGGGACCTCTGCAATGACCCCGTCGATTCTGAGTCTCTGAGGGGCCGCCCTTGCTTGGGCGGCTTGGACCTGAGTACGACGACAGACATTGCCGCATTCGTATTGCTGTTTCCACCGTACGGCGAAGACAAGAAATGGCAAGTTGTCCCGCATTTCTTCCTGCCGAAAGACAACATCCAGAAGCGGTGCAAGCGCGACAGAGTGCCCTATGACGTGTGGGAACGGCAAGGGCTTTTTTACCTCACAGATGGAAATGTCATTGATTACGACGTGATTCGC